GGCTGGGCAGCTTGAGCGCAGTTGGCAAGCCGCAGGATACCAAGGCTCAATCGGAGGAGTCTCTCTCAGCGACCGGGCTATGGCACTTGCCAAGCAGCTTGCGCAGCTTGGTGTCAGGGACCTGGAGAAACTTAGCACCGGGTCTACGGACAGGTACACCGGGGGTGATTCCCGAGCAAAGGCCGGCGAACTGGTTAATTGGGGCACGTATCGTGGTGCGCCATTCGAGACATATTCGTACTTGTCTTACGATGGCAAACCCATCGGTTATATCCCCAGATCACCAAACGCCACATCGATCAAAGCCGATCCTTACGATCCGAATGGCGTTGGCATTCTTAATCTGTGGGATCCTGCCGGCAAGGGTCACGTAAAGTTCATTCCTACCGCTCAAGGACCTGGAGATCTGGTCGGATTCACGCCTCAGTGGGGGTCTTCTAGTGACATCCCTTCTGAGGTGGTAGCTGTTTTGGGCGTTGCGCTGACGCTGAGTGGTGTGGGTGCTGCGCTTGGTGGTGCCATTACCAGCAGCCTTGGATTGACCGCCAGTGCGGCAACCAACGCGCTCATCGGCAACACGTTAGTGCAGACTGTGCTCAACGGTGGCGACATCGGTGAGGCGGTCAAGGGGTCGCTGGCATCATGGGCGGGAGCGCAAGTCGGTGGCTACGTTGGTAACGCTGCCAAATCATTGTTCAGCAACCCGGACGGGCTGCGGTTAATCAGCAACGTTGCCAATCAGGCGACTCGCGCAGCAATCCTCGGTCGTGACGTTGAGTCAGCGGTAAAGAACACCATCATCTCTGGCGCGGTTGACTTTGCCACTGCAAAGATTCCTAACTTTGGCAGTCTGCCGAAAGCGGTGCAAGACACGGTCAGGCAGTCCATCAACGCGGCCGTGCAGGGCAAAGACATCGACGCCGGCACGATGCTGGCGAATGCGGCCAAAGAGGGCCTGCTGTCTTATGGTCTGAGCCAAGTCCCTGGCTTCAACGACGCGGATGCACGCACCAAGTCCTTCGTGACTACGATGCTGCGCACCGCGATTGATCAGGGTGATCTCTCGCAATCTGCGATCAATTGGGCGGTGGGTCAGGCACAGCAAGAGCTTCAGAAGGTCATCAAGGTCGGGCCGGCGCTGGATGAACTCAAGAAAGCCGGGTTGATTCCGGAGGCCAGCTACTTCGGTCTTGACGACCGCATGAAGCAGTTGGTGGACAACTTCGCCCAGCAATCGGATCCTAAGGCCGCTGCAGCGCGGTATGTGAATTCTTTGAGCACGACGGACACAGAGATCCGCCAGATGTTCAAAGAACTGACGGGTCGAGATCCTACGGAAGAAGACAGAGCATTACTTGCGAGGTTCACTGGTGGATTGGACGAGGCCACCGCCAGGACGGGTCTGGACAACCAGATCCGTGCCGATGCAGCGGCGAACGAACTGCGGTTTGATCGACTGCAGAGCGTGCTAACGAACTCAAAAAGCACGGAGCAAGACCTTGCCAACGTCATGAACGAGTACGGCATCACGCCTGCGTTCATCGAACGGGTGACGGGCAGGAAGTACGACGAGATCTCCGGCGAAATCGCGTCACGCTCAAGGCCTCCTGTGCAGGAGACGGTTCCTGGTAGTGCTGCTGGCGCTACAACCACCGGAACCACCACCGGAACTGCCACCGGAACCACCACAGAGACCGCCACTGATTCCGGTGCTGCGACGACCACCACCGCTGGGGCTGGACAGACTGCTCCTTTTGACTTCAGCAAGCTCAACATCACCCACGAAAACCAACGCAGGGCTGCGGAGGTGATTCGTCAAGAACTGGGTGACGCAGCACTCAATGACCCGAACTGGATTAGGTACCTCAACGAAGGTGGATTGAGTGCTGCGGCATCTAACATTTTTGCGGGTACGGAACAGCACCTGCGTGAACAGCTTCGCCTGATCAAGTCTGGACAGAGTGCAGCACTGGGACTTCCGCAAGATGCGCTCACCCGGCAACTGGCTGCAGGTTACGACATTGGCGATTATCGAGCGCCAGCCGGATTTTCAATCGGAGAAGCGGGCGCACCATTAGGAAATATCGGTTACACGGCAGCTGGAGTGCCAATCAATCTGATCGAGAGAATTGAGATCACTGGCAGATACCTGCCGACCGAATCTGGTGAGGTAGCAAAGAATGTGATGGACGCGGTCAAGGGAACTTGGCTGGAAGGTCCTGCCGCCATGGGCGTTGGCGCGTTGGGCGAGTTGGGTCAAACGTTTGCGGGCGGGGCGTCTTGGTTCTTCAACCTGCCGGCAACGCATAGTCTGAACCGGGCCTTCAACGAAATCACACAGGCGGCTGAGACCGGTGTTCCGCAAGACGTTAAAGACCAGTGGAAGAATTGGCGAGAGAACGTCGGCAAGGCCGAGGGGTTCTGGGGCACGCTCTGGGCAGGTATGCGCAGCGCACCCGACAACTTCAAGGGCATCCTTTGGGAAACCGGCAAAGAGATTCTCCAAGAACTGCCTACGCTCGGTGTGGGCCTTCTTGTGCGTGGTACCGCTGCTGGTCTTTCGTTGGCAGAAAAGACCGCCGCCCGCCTGGGCGTCAGTGTGGCCACCGCCATGGAGATGCTGGAGAACGGCGGCGCTGCTTATAACGAAGCGGTGAGTCAGACGCTGCAGAGACTGGAGCCCCTGATCAGAGAAGGCAAGATGACCAGGGAGGAGGCGCTGTACATCGCGCATGGCAACGGTGGAGAGGCACTACTCTATGGTGCTGGCATAACCGGGATCATCTCCAGGGTGCCGGGTGGCAACACCCTGATCGAGCAGATCGTGGGTGGCAACCGGTTCAGCGGCGCAGCGAATCTCGCTCAGTCAATCGCTACCGCCGCGACTACTGGCGGGAAGTCGGCTGTAAAAGAATTCTTCTCCGAGGGCTTTGAAGAGGGGCTCACAGACGCGGGTACGCAATACGCAGTCACCGGCCAAGTCAACCCTCAGCAGGCGGCATACGCAGCCATCACTGGGGCATTCATTGGGGGGACCGCAACTGGGTCTTTGTCGACTCTGGACTCCCTGAGGGCTAACCTCCAAAACGCCTACGCGGGGCAGGACGCCAGCACGGTGATTGGCATCAACCCAAGCACCGGGCGCGAAGTTACGCTCGGTGAAACTTTGCAGGTTCTCGACACAAAAAGGCAGGAACTTGGCGGTACGACAGAAGCCGGCGCTGCGGGAAGCGCCGTGGATACTTCCGACTCAACTGTTGGCACATCGGCGGGAACTGTTGTTGATACTGGTGCCGGAACTGCTCCGACCACCACGACTCCTTCGACGACCGTAGATGCCGGAGGAACCGTTGTTGACACTACGGCGGGTTCTACAACCGCCAACACCACATCCGATGGCGCGACAATTGTTGGTGACATAGCAGGCGGAACCGCTGGTGGAACCACTGCCGGAGGAATCACGGCTGGTGGAGCGGCCGGAACGACGGCTGGCGGCACGACTGCCGGTGTGGATACCACGACCAGCGCAGCGGCAGCGGGGACTGCAGCAGAAGGCACTACTGAAACGCTTCCAGGTGCTGGAACGGCCGGTGTGGTCTTGGATACAAGGGGCGGGACCGCTCCGGGGACAACTGCTGGAGCAACTACAACCGGAACGACTACGGAAGTTACTACCGGTGCAACATCAGATACGACAGCGGGAACTTCGGCTGGTACGACGGCAGACACCACGGCCGGTGGTGCGACTACCGCAGCAACGTCTACTGGAGGAGATGTGGCTCAACTCACTACGGCAGACGTAACCAAGATCGTCAACGATGCAATTGCTGCGAACCCTGGTCTTCAGGCCACGGATGTGCAAAACATCGTCTCCCAGGCTTTGGCGAACATTCCCGCTGGTCTGACGACCGCTGATGTCAACAACGCCATCAGCACGGCTCTGGCAGGACTTCCTGCCGGTGTCACTGCTCAGCAAGTACAGAACACTGTCTCCCAGGCATTGAGCGGCTACGCCACGCGCAGAGACATCGAGAACGCCATTGCAGGCATCCAGTTCCCTGCTGGGCTAACAACCGCTGACGTAACGAACATTGTCAGCAATGCTCTTGCGGCGAATCCTGGCCTGACTCTGGCCGACGTTCAAGGCGTGGTGACTCAAGCCCTGTCGAGTCTCCCAGCGGGCTTGAATATCGCTGATGTCAACACGGCAATCAGCACTGCACTCAGCGGCCTGCCTGCCGGGGTGACGCCTGAACAGATGCAGCAGGCCATCGGTTCTGCCGTATCTGGTTTGTCCACGAGTGTCACCCAGCAGATCGGTGACCTCAGGACAAACCTGACTGCCGCAATCGATGCGGCCAAGGCTTCGGGTCTCCAGGGTGATGCAGCCCTACAGTCTGGTCTGAACGCGGTTGCCGCAAGCGTTGGCACCACCAAACAGGAACTGCTGACGCAACTTGGAACTACCGAGCAGGGACTCCGCACTGAATTCGCCTCGCAGATTGGCGGGGTCCAGACCCAGGTGCAGGAGCTTGGCACCAGCCTGAGCGCCGCTATTGATGCTGCCCGTGCGGAGGGATTGCAGGGCGATCAGGCTCTGCAGCAGGCGATTGATAAGGTTGCACAGCAGAGCAACCAGTCTCGGGATCAGGTGCTTAGCCAACTGGGCAAGACCGAACAGCAGCTTCGTTCAGATTTCAGCACGCAACTGTCTGGTGTGACTACTGCGTTGGAGCAGCAGACTCAGCAACAGCAAGAGGCTCTGACCAATGTCGAGAGCCGCCTTGATGCCCGTATCGAGCAATTGATGCAAACGGGCATGACCCAACAGCAGGCCACGCAACAGGCTATCCAAGAGACCAACCAGCGCATCGCGGATGTGCAGACTGGTCTGAGCCAAGACATTGCGACAGGCCAACAGCAGACCCAACAGCAGATCCAAGAGCAGACCCAGCAACAGCAGCAAGCGCTCACTAACGTTGAGACCCGCCTGGACGCTCGCATCAATCAGTTGATGCAGCAGGGCATGGATCAACAGTTGGCTACTAGAACGGCCATCGACGAGATCGACCGGGAGTTGGAACTCACCAGGACGCAGTTTGGAGAGCAGCTAACGGGTCTTGGAGGAGAGTTCGCGGCATATCGCACTCAGGTGGCGGAGCAAGAAGCCGCACGCCAGCAACAGGCTCGGCAAGCTGCAGAGCAGTCTCGCAGTCAGAACATGATGCAGCAGGCCCTCACCATGATGGGGGTAGGCGCTGCGGCCGGTCCTGTAGAGAACTACTACGCCAAGTTCAGGGACCCATTAACTACCCGTGTTACTCAGGATAAGTTTGAAAGTCCTCTGGATGCGTTCCTCAAGCAGGTGGAGGTCGGAAGTTACACAGATCCGTTCAAACCCACCAAGCCGCAAGAGCAGCCCGACAGAATCTCAGGAGAGCAGCAGATGCCTGACTACTTTAACTATGGGCAAGTCAATGAGATCGATGATCTTCTGAGGCTGCCGGAAGAGCAGATGAGCGGCTTGCCGTATCGATCTGGTGGTTTCGTTCCAGGGTATGCGGAAGGCGGAATCGTGCCCGCGTATGCTGGTGGCGGAGCACTCCCTGTGGTACCCTTTGCCGGCAAACACCGGGTTGATTTCCGGCATGGTTCTGCGGTGCATGGGCCTGGGGATGGACAATCTGATGACATCCCGGCCATGTTGGCTGACGGGGAGTACGTCTTTGACGCTGAGACGGTTGCGGCGCTTGGCAACGGCTCCACGAAGGCCGGGGCTGATAGGTTGGACAAAATGCGCCTTGCCATTCGCAAGCACAAACGCTCCGGCCCCCTAGACGAGATCCCTCCTCCGTCTAAATCGCCGCTTGAATACCTGTCCGAAGGCAGCCGCTTTGGGAAGAAAGGCAAGAAATGAGCATCACCCAAGGTTCACCGTTACCTGACGTAACGGTTACCACGACCCAGAAAGATACTGCACCGCAGTATTACACCGACTACCTTACTAGTCTGGCCGGCGCTGGTACAAAGGGGTTATCGGCGGGTGTGGCCGGGTACGATCCCCTGCAAACTCAAGGATACGGGGCGCTTCCCGCTGCGGCAGACGCTTACAAACCCAGCTTGAGTTCTGCCGAGGCAACGGCAAGGTCCGCTGCCGGTGGTCTCGATGCGGCTCGGATCCAGAGCTTCATGGATCCCTACCGCACCAATGTGGTAGACGAGATGTCGCGCCTGCAGCAGCAGAATCTGCAGCGCAACGTGATGCCGATGCTGAAGGCCGGGTTTGTCGGGCAGGGCGGTCTCGGAAGTCAACGGTACGCGGGAGCCCTTGGACAGACCTTGGCCGAGATGCAGGCCAACCTGACGGGCCAGCAGTACGGAGCCCTTTCTAAGGGATACAGCGAGGCTCTTCGGGCGGCTCTGGACGAGGCGCAACTGGAGAACGAAGTCGCCAAGACCCAACTCGGGCTCGCACGGGGTGCCCAGGAGATGGGCCTGACAGGCGCTGGAGCGCTGACGAAGGCGGGTGCGGAGCGGCAAGCGTATGAGCAATCGCTGATCGATGCTCCGCTGAAGAATGCCGTCACTGCGGCTGGTCTTCTGCGTGGCTACCAATTCCCGATGATAAAAGAGGACAAGCGAGTCGGTCCCATGGCTGGAGCATATGGAATGTCTCCGTTGCAGACTGCCACTGGCTTAATTAGCTTGCTGGGGTCTGCAGCCGCTGGCACGGCAGGCAACCGGGTGCTGGGGGCGTTGCGTAACCTGCGCGGACTTTTGCCTGCTGACATCCCAGCGATCTTCGGGGTGGCCGACGAAGTGGGTCAAGGTTCGAGCGCTGTCAGCACCGACCCGAACAGGCCCGTGGACATCTTTAATCCGGACAGTCCATTTTTCAACCTCGGCGGCGACACCAGTGATGTCCGAGACGGCGTCGATCCTGGCCCCGGTCCCTGAGATTTAACAGGAATACGGCATGGCTACAAAAGCTCAAGGCGCACTGTATGCCGCTGGTGGTGAGCCAGAGGATATTGACGCCAATCAGGCATATCAAGAAGCTCAACGCAAGTTGATGGAAGCCTTGAATGCTCGCAAGAATCGGCTGTTTGACCCGACACTGCTGGCTCTTGCGGAGGGCTTTCTTGCTCCAACGAAGACTGGTTCGTTCGGTGAATCGTTGGGGATTGCTGCGGGCAAAGTCCGCGAAGCCGAGGCGGCGAGCCTTGCAGAGCAACAGAAGCTGGCTGAAGCTCAGATGGGGCTTGCTTCGCAAGGCATCGCTCTGCAGCAACAGAGGGCTCGTCAGCGTGCCCTGATGGGAATGCTTTCTGGCGAGCAGCCTCCAACAGCGGCCCCTAGTGCTCCCGGAGCGACTCCTGCTGCTCCTACGGCCCCAACGGCCCCTGGAGCGGTTCCTGCTGGCGCTCCTGGTGCTCCTGCAACTCCTATGGGTGCCCCCGGTGCAGCGGCTATCCAGGCAGCAGACAAGCCTCCCGGCATGGAGGGGGTCAAGGGCATTCCTGTACAGCCCCCTGATCCCAACATCGCAAACCGTCGCAGCATCATCCTGGCGGCAGTAGCAGATCCCAACGCAAGGCCGATGGATGTGGCCAAGGCGTTGAACGATCTTGCCACGCAGCGTTACAAGACCACGGAGCGTGGGACGCTGGACCTTGCCACGGGCCTGTTTTATCGTGCCCCGAGTCCTATCGATGTGGCTCCCACGACAATCACGCTGCGCACGGTTCCTGGTGCGGGGGCGTTCTCCGTGCCTGCCGATCAAGCCAAGCGGCACATGGAACTCGTCAACGAGGCAATGTCCACTGGTAACGCCAGTGCGCTAAGGCAGTTTGAGGCATCACTCATCCGCACCTTTCCCGAAGAGCCGCCTGCGGGTACTGCAAAAACCTCCCCGGTTGCTCCTGGGAGGATTATGTCTGCCTCAGAGATTGAAGCGGCGGCTGCTGGGCAAAAGGCCGAAGCCACCACGATGGCAACCAAACTTGCCGAGGCGGCTGTCGAGAAAGAGGTGCAGGCAGAACAAAAAGCATCGTCTGCTAGAACGATGCTCTTTAACGCTGATCGAGTTACTCAGCTTGTTCGTCAGAGTCCTCAAGCCTTCGGTATCTTCTCTCGCCCGACTTTGATGTCTGCACTTGGGAATGTGATCAGCAGAGGTCTTCAAACCCCTGGCGGTACTATCAACATGGCGGGCTTTGAAGATGCCATTCGACAGGCCATGCCGGGTGTCAAGCAACGTGACATTGACAACGTCATGGCTGCTGCTGGTTCTTTGGCGGAGATTGAGCTTGTCTACACTCAACTGTATATGGCCAAACAAGGTCAGATTACAGAGGGTGAGCGAGAGATTGTTCGAAGGATTGGCGGCAATGTCAGCCAGAGTCCCGGGTCGTTGTTGGAGAAGGCCAAACTGTTGAAGCTCCGTGCGCAGCATGACTTGAATGTCAATGATGCCTGGAGAGAGTTCAAGGCCGCGAATCCGCGAGCAAACTTCATGGAGTTCGAGCGGTCTAACAGGTATCGTGATCTTCGGTCCAGCTACGACCAAACGCTCTATGGCGCTTTTGGACTTGAAAGGCCTGGAGCAGCGCCCGCTCCCAAATTCAATGTCAGGCGCGTACAGGAGTAACGGGCCATGAGCAAACTTGTGATGTTTGAGGCCGAAGGTCCGGATGGAACCATATTCAGATTCAGGGCTCCTGAAAATTCAACGCCTGAGCAACTGAACCAGTACGCTGCGATTGAATACCAGAACCGCATGGGTGCGAGGCCGGCCCCTATGCCCGCTGCCGCACCTCCTGAACCTTCTGCTGGACTTTCTGGGCCTCCTTCTGGACCTCCTGTCGAACCCCCTATGGAGTCTCCCATGGGGCCTGAAGCTGCGCCTGAAGAGGACTTTGAGGCAAGGCTGAAGCGTCTCCAGCAAGAGCAAGACATTGGACAAGCCCAGCTATTTGGTGGAGGCGCAGGTGCCGGTCTTGCTGGCGTGCGCCTTGGGCGAGATATCGGGATGGGTGCGGCTCAAGCTCTGGGAAAGCAGGCAGAACTTGGCCGTATATCTGCTCAAGGAGGCACGAGCGGAGAAAAGTGGGCTCGCAACTGGGCAGGGCAGGAAAGGCCCGGTATTGGTGGGGTGCCAGAAGCCTCTGCGGCTTATCAGCGATCCAAGGGGCGAGGCAATGTCTCTAAGCGCATGAGCAAAATGTGGGGTGTTGCTGGCCCTAACGAACCTCGCGCTCTGATTGATCGCCTTATAGCAAAGTCCAATCCTGTTAGGCCATCTGGACTCGATCAGGCCACGGCTCTCTTTAAGGGAATGCTGGGACCGATTGCACGTTATGCTCTTCCTCCAGTGGCTCTGGCGGGTGCAGCGGGTGAGGCAGTGCGAGGCACTCAGCAGATTGAAGAAGGCGACAAGCTGGGCGCTACTCTGTCTGGTATCAGCGCACTTGGCGGACTGGCCTCTCTGTATCCCCCAGCGGCGGTGGTAGGCGCTCCCGTTGCATTAGGGGCCGGCGCTCTGCAATACGCAAGAGGCCGGCTTGCTCCGAACGAGCCTGTGTCTCCTCGTGAAGAAGAGGAGGCCAGCAGGGCAGCATTCGGAATCTACCCCAGAATGGCCCCCCGTCGCTCTTCTTCTGTGATTCGTTAAGAATTCGGGGAACTTCTCCAGCCCCGAATACCGCAAGCAGTTGCCACAGTAAGCGGTATTGGCCCCCTTCGGGGGGCCTTTTTTATGGGCGCTGCGTCTGCAAAGCCTTGGCAACTTCCCGATTCATGCTGGACACGATCTTGACGCATCGGTCATGCTCCTCCCGAGCAATCTCCCTGCGCATCACAGCGTATAACTTCTCTGCGAAGTCTTTAAGGTTTACGTTGTCCGCATAGACACCATTCGGGTCTTTGTCGTTGACGTAGAAGAAGACTTGTTTGACGAGGTCTTCTGTAATCTGCATATTAAACCCCATACTTGTTTTTGAGTTGCCAGAATCGAAGAAGGTGGATAAACATTGCCCACCCTCGATTTAGTTCATCGAGTGTCCACTCCTTGATCACGCACAGTCCTGGGGCTGAGCGGGAGACAAAGATGTTTGCCGCTCTAGCATCCTGCATCCCCAGGCCAACACGATAGGCGGCTAGTTGCATCAAATGATCATCGTATGCGTCCACCTTAGACGGATCGGTGAACTCCTTCGTCTTGATGTCCACCACAGCAAAGCCGCAGTGGAGGTCAACTTTCCCCCCGAATCCGATCTCGTGGGCGAAGGATCGTTCGGCAGACCACGCCTGAGGCCCAAAATGGCCCTCCAAAGCCTTGTGGCAGGCTTGGACATGGTCTTGGTGCCTGTCCCATACTTCGCCCCTGTAGAAGGCTTCTATGGCCCCGTGGATGTCCGTTCCAGCATCCGCTGCTGATCGTCCCTGCTCCTTGGAGTCTTCGAGGATCCGCTGGAGGTATTGGTCTTCCGTCTCCGAGTCGATCTTGGGAAGCGTCAAAGCAGCCAGCAGGACTTGCTTCTGAAGCCACTGGGTGAGTTGAGGCTTGGCGGCAACATTCAGGATGGTGGTGACGGAGGGGACAAGGTTGTGCTCCCTGGCGTCACGAAGCGTGGTGTTCCTGACCTTGCCGTTCTTCCCAACGATGGTGTATCTGGGGCTTCCATCGGTTGCGTACCAGTGTGTACTTTCAGGAATTGCCTTAACAATCATTTTTTCTCCTTGAGTTGCATGAGGATCAAGTTCCTGCGAAGAGTAACCAGCGCCAACTCCATTTGCAGCGCGTGATCTAGCGCCTCCATGTACTGCTTATTTAAGCAGTAGTCATGAATGATCCGCGCCTGAGTATCTATTTGCATAAGAGGCATGGCGTAGTCAACAAGTTCTTCACTGCTCATTTCTTCTCCTTAAATAGTGTTGCCTTTGGCCCGCAAAGGCCGATCCTTGCGTCGATGCAATATGCATGATCTTTGCGGCCGGCAGTAGTTCTTACGGCTTTGCATCGCATGACATGAGTTATTTCTTTGCCGCCTTCTAACCTACAGATTACATTTGCACAGCGCAGGCATTGTTCTCGTTGTTCCCACCATAAAGTTGTGGCTGGATGGGGGCGCAAGAATTCATCCGAAAGAAGGGTTGGAGTCATTTTGTTTGCCTTCGTGCCACTCAAGAGCTTGTGCGGCTTTGCAGGCGTTTCGCAGCCCCTCCATTGTGAAGTAAACGTAGTTGGCAAACTCCGGGCCGTCTATACCAAAAACAAACTCAGGGGCTTTGTTGTCATCTGTGTCTAGCCAGATGCGAAGCTCTCCGAGGTGTCCGTTAGACACGCTGAACTGCGTGGGCTTCATGCGACCTCCTGTTGTTGGCCTCGGGCGCGGATGGCCCTAATCACTTCTTCAATGATCGGCCACTCAACGCGGAACCCCTGCAAGATCAGTCCGGCTTCCCGCGCACACACCTCTCGTTCCTGGACCAGTGCCGCTGCCGCATAGGCTCGCATCTGTTCTGCCCACGCCGCATAAACATGCGGAGCAATTTCGCGGTGCAACTCCATAAAAGGTTCCGGCAGCGGGGGTAGTTGTTCGCTTGTCATTCCTTGCTCCTTGCGCGGATGGCGGCGGCGCATCGTCTGGCCTCCATGTCCTCGCGGTTGTTGTCGCCCATGTATCGGGCTTCGCACACCTGCGCACACGCCTCGCGTTCCTCTAGCCGAGCCTGCTCGGCCACGGCGCAGAACTGCGTGGTCTTCTGCCCCTGGGCGCACTGCCGCCAGCCGTCAGCGATCATGTGGTCGCGCATACCTTTGATGTGCGCGTTGATGCGCTCGATTTCCGGTGCGTTGGCGGCAATGATTCTCTCGCGTTCGGCTGCGACACCGGCCTCGTAGGCCAGGGTGAAGAAGCGTTCAAGAGATTCGTCGTCTGCTGCATGGTCCCCAGCCCAGCATTGCGGGTCAACGCTGTCCACAACAGTAAACCCCGCCTCCCGCGCCATGCGGATGATGTCGTCTCTACTCAGCATGTGATCTCCATCTTCGGCAAGGGTTTGCACGGGCAGTGTTGAACGAACGGGGCGTTGCCGCGTCCGCAGGCGGGGCAGAGCCAGCCCACAGGGGTGATGGGCGTGACTGGCGCGTTGGGTGCTTGCTGCCACACACCTTTTTGCAGCGACCGTATCGCTTGCTGAATACCGGAGTTGTCTTTGTGGTTGGTCATGTCTTGCTCCTCTCAATCTCAGCCGCAGCACGCACGATGGCGCGGCGGGTGGCGGCGTAGGGGTCGGTGCCGTGTGCTTCAATAAAAAGCATCCGACCGTTCGCGTTGTCAACCCTCGTGGCTGGAGTATCTATGTCTCCGTCTGGCGTGCCGTCGGACGTGTCAATAATTAGTCCCAACTTCACCGCCAGCCGCAAAGCGTCGGCATCAGAGGTGAGGGGGTTCCATCTATATCCTCTAGACCACATATCAGTGGCAAGCGAATTTTCGTGGTCATAGGACACAAATCCCGCCGCCTTCGCAGCGGCCTCCAGCAGTTCGCGGTCGGTGGTCATGTCTTGCTCCTCTCTGCCAGCATGGCGCGGGCCACGGCGTCCACATACGCCGCATCGTCCTCCGGGTTAAACCTCGGGCTGCTTGGGTTGCGCGATGCCATCATGCCCATCAGCGCCTGCCCCGCGAACCAATCGCGCAGGGTCATGCCGCGCTGTTCCTGCACCGTAAGGTCTTGGCAAAGTTCTGCTGGCACCGGAAACGCCGGTCCTCCGGTGTCTTTCATGTGCGACTCCTCTCCGGCCACCACGCGGGCCGGTCGGTCCATTCGATGTCGTTGGACGAGTACGTCTTCTCTGTCGATTGCTCTGCCGCGTCTTCGGCAGTCATCTCGTCATGCGCCGCGAAACTCCACGCTTCCCCGTCCCACCATCGCAGGATGGCGGGGTTTCGGTGGCTACTCGCAGGCCACCAGCCGATGCTGGGCGGTGGGCCTTTTCTCCATGTGGTCATTTCGGTTCTCCTTCTGCCCGTGCGATGGCGGCGCGGGCCATCCGAACCATGCCAGTCGCCGCCGCACACCAGTCTGATTTGAACTCTTCGGCAAACTTCGCAGTAGCCGCGATGTTCTGCAACGCCTCCAACAGTTCGGCGTTCACCGCGTGCAGGCGGCGCAGTTCGGCGGCGGCTTCAAGGCATCGCTCCCAATGTTTTGCCCACGGGTTTTTACTGATTGCTTGCAATTCATCAGCCAGCCGCAGGGCTTCGGGTTGTGTGGTCATTTCGGCTCTCCTTCCGCTTTGGCGATGGCGGCGCGGGCGATTGGCAGCGCTTGATCGAGCCAGCCTTCGGTCCAATGCGTTCCGGCTCCCGGCACTGGCAGGGCGCAGTTGACGAACATGCGCAATGCCTCCAGCAGTTCCGGATACAGCGCAGCGCGGCGAGCGGCTTCATCCTTGGCGGCTTGGGCTTCCTTGATCGCAAGCTGTCGCGCCGCAAACTGTTTGTTCCATTCAACGCTCCGAGCCTCCCGCTTCGCCCACACGGTGGGCGGGTGGTGCGTCTTGCAGTACCACTTCCCGAGGTGTTCGTACTTGGCCGTCCTGCCGCAGGTGTATCGTGCAAAGACATTTCCGACCATGCCGCAGCACTTGTGTTGCTCGGTCACTTCGATTCTCCTTCTGCTTTTGCGATTGCGGCGCTGATAGCGTCATGCTCTTTGCCAAACCAAATAAGTGGTAAAGCCAGTTTCAACGCCTCCAGCAGTTCCTGATTCACCGCGCTCAGGCGGCGCAGTTCGGCGGCGGTGTCTAGTTCGGTCTGTGTCCGGATGAAGTTGGCTTCAAGCCGGTCAGCCAGCCGCAGGGCTTCGGGTTGTGTGGTCATTTCGCTTCTCCTTCTGCTTTTGCGATTGCGGCGTGTAATCCGCACGAACAAGGCTTTCGCATAGGCGGGAGAGAGGTGAGCAAGATCAGGTAATCACAATTCCCGTCGTGCGCTCCGTGCCTCTTCAACGCCTCCAGCAGTTCCCCGCTCACTTTCCGCAGTTCAGCGTGCGCCAACCTCAGGTCTTCAATCTGTATCTCATACCCACGCACGGACAGCTTCATCTCGTGCGACTGGTTGATCTGGTGCAGGCGTTCGTTTTCTGCGTGCAGGCGGCGCAGTTCGGCTGCTGCCTTATCCACATCTTTGTAATCACTTGGACGGAGTTCTACGTGGTCAAGGACATCAGCCAGCCGCAGGGCTTCGGGCCAATTTGCTTTCGCGTCTTTGCGCAACTGCTCCATCCACCAACCGTGGTTTTCCAGCGGGGATATTTCTTCAGCCATGTTCTTTCTCCACAGGTACATCGCGCCACTCTCCGGGCGCACCGTCCACCCAGTACACGTCGTGCGTGCTGCTCTCCCACCACTGCTGGAGGATGCGAACGGTGCGGGTAAAGATTGGTGCCGGATGCTGCTCGACGATCTCTTCGCGCTCCACGAAGCGCAAACGGTTGGTCGGGGTCATTGGTTCTTCTCCTTGCAAGCCTGCTCGACGGCGCGGGCGAACGGTATTGCCGTGGCGCGAACGTCGCTTCTGTCGGGTCTGGGCCAGAGAGTCCGTTGATTGTGAAACGTAAGTTCTCTGATCTCCTCCTCCGTCAGGCTCACCCACTCGCGGCGGGGTGGGTCGCCCACAAGCACATGGCCGAAATAGGCGTCGATGATCGGCAGCGCCACATCGTGATCTTTGCGGCGCATCGTCACGGTCTTGATCTGCATCTCTTGGCGGACGTTTTCGACGGCGTGATCCAACGCTTCGCAGAATCGCTCTCGCGTGCTCCATGCCACCGGCTCCTGCTCCTGCTGCGCCAGCGCGGTGCGGAGGGCGGTGATGGCAACCTCAAACTGCGCGTACAACGTATCGCTATACGTCGTATCCCTTGCGTTCTCCAACGCCTCCAGCGCCTGCTGCGCTGCTGCTCTTAGGTCAGTCATTTCTTAACCTCCTTAATTCCATGCGCTTTTTCAGTCGCAGATGCGGCCATTAGCCAGATGCGCATAGCGTCACCACGGTCAACGCCAGCGAACGTACCCTGCGGCACCGTGTCCATGAGGTCCATGATGGCGTTAAAGCCGAGAGATGTACGCCGATAAAACCCCGCCCCGTTCAGAATCTCTTCCAGATTCGGCCCCATGATCTTCGTCGGCTTGACTTGGAGTGCGTCCTCTTTCAACGCTTTCTCCAACACCTCCAGTGCCACGCATACCGGACACTGACAATGATCCCCTTGTGGAGGGATGTCATCCGCTGCCCATTTCAGGGCGGTGCGGGCTTGCTCTGCGGCTTCTCGTAAGCTCATTCCAGCCCCTCCATCGCCTCAACAACCTCACCCCGGATTTGCTCCAGGCTGCGGATCAAATCCCCGTCATGTTTCAACGCTGTCCGAGCGATCTGATCGATGCGGTTAAGTGCCGCAAGAGAACGCAGGCCATGAATAGCGGCTTTTGCTTCGTAGGATTCCTTGGGCATGGTGAAGGTCAGGGTGATGGTGCTCATACCAACCCCGCTGCTTTGGCTACGATTGCGCCAATCACCGCCAAGACCATGACGGTGATGGCAAAGTCAGAAATGAAGTCAGATCCCCAATCTTCATCGTCTTGCCCCACCTCAGTAACCGCCTCGGCGGCCTCTGGATGACGGCCTTGCTGATCGCATCCTTGTGGTAGTTTGTTCGCCATGTTGATTCCTTACGTAAACCAGAGATAGATTCCATGCAAGATTCCAATGGGGAAGAACAGCGCTCCGGCGATCAGGAAGCCCCACATCGCCTGCGAGAAGCAGGTAAAGATGTGGGTCAACCATGCCAACAAACAGATGACAGAGATGACCCAGGCCATGATTACCTCTTCTTCCGGGGGCGACCAGGAGGCTTGCGAGGCGTGCCGTCAGCCTTCACGCCGTACTTGGGTACAGGCGGAGCAGCAGGCGGAGCAGCGGGAGCAGCAGGCTGTGCCGCAGGCTCCTCCGGCTTGGCCAGAATGGCTGCGATCAGCACGCTGTGCTTCAGACGGATTGCGTCTGCGATGATCTCTGCATCGAGATCGGATAGGGTCAGAGTTTTCACTTGTTCTCCTTAGAAGGGGATGTCATCCAAATCATCGTGACTGGATGCTGCTTGTTCCTTGGCGTACTGTTTGCCGAAGAACGATGTCCACTCAGGAGAAGCTTGAATCTTCTCCTTGATGGATTTCGAGAAGGTCTCGAACATTTCCATATCTGCCTCCGCAATGGAGAACAGCACGGGCTTGTTGAAGCCTTCGGGAAGGCCGGCCTTCTTCATGGCGGCAGGAACCGCAGAGATGGTGCGGATGTTCGTGTACTCCTTCCCGTTGTTGCCGAGATCCTTGGACACGGACAACATGGCCCAGTGACCGAGGATGTTCTTTAACTCGAACCCCCGGAGTTCCTGAGGAGTGAAGTCACGGCCACGCCAGGACGAGAGATCCTTGCGCAGCGTGGCGTTCTCGCCCAGGCTGACGGTGTAGTTCTTCGAGATGGAGAGGGGCTCACCCTTTGCCGTGACGAGAGGATTCCCATCCTCATCCTCAGAGTGAACCTCGAACTGGATCATCACCTTCTGCTGGAGCTTCTCGCCCCAACTGCCGACACTCTTCTGAGTGCCGAGATCGATGACCCGGTAGCACCGCGCCAGATGCGTCCCAGGCGGCACAGGGGTGAAGTTGTCCTTCGACCCAGACTCTTTCGCTACTAGTCCCATGTTGGGCTCCTTACTGTTGAAACTTCTGAATGCACTCCTTCAGCCAATCGATCTGGTTCTTCATACGATGGGCTTCGTTCAAGTAGTGCGCCGAGAGGTTGGCGTACTCCTATGAGGCTGTCATGTAAGCGATGTGCCTACGCTCTGCCTCTTGGATCTGACGTGTCGCCACCATGACCCCTGAGGGTTTTTTGAAAAGATCTAAGAACTTCATCGCTGTCTTTCGCTGTTGATGGAAGACCTATCCTACCATGCGTGTAAGGTAAACTTGCAATACCCTACAAGTTCGTGTAGGATTGTGTTACTTTGACTTTGAAGGAGAGCCCAATGGGCCTGAAGGAATACTTTGACGGTCAACCCTACGGGGCGAAGGCTACGATGGCCAGGAGGCTCGGCATCACGAAGACCTGGATGAGCTTGCTCATCAGCGGTCGTCAAAAGTGCGGGCCTGAACTGGCGGTGGAGATCGAGAAGGCCACGGGGGGAGCGGTGACGCGAGAGTCGTTGCGCCCTGATCTGTTTGGCAAGGGGACGAAAGATGAAGTGGTACAAGCATCAGATTGACGACTACTGGGACGAGATCTACGGCCTTCCAGATGCCGAAGATCTGGCCTATCGCAGGCTTAAAGACCTGTACTACGTCAAAGAAGCCCCCCTGCCCGCCAACGAGGCGTGGTTGACGCAGCACGTAAACCTTACGTGGGACTGCATCGAGCCGGTGCTGGTGAAGTTCTTCCGTCGCCAGGACGCTGAGTGGCTTCACTCTGAGTGGCAGTCGGACATCAACACCCGCCTGCAGGTGAGAGAGAACAACCGAAAGGCCGGCCGGATTGGGGGCAAGAACAAGAAGGGCTTGCGCAAGAAGCCCGACGCCGTCTAAGATGTCCCTCAGCGCCGTGGAAAGCGCAAAAGGGGCATTTGAGTCAGTCTCCTCGGGGGACGGCCTCAGATGCCGTTTTACACCCGCAATGGGTGCAGATGCCCCCGGTAATTTCCACACTGGGGCCGTCCACCCGAGGAGATTGGGATGAAGCGTCCTTCATTTCAGTTCTATCCATCCGACTGGCTTAGGGATACCGCCCTGCGCTCATGCTCTACGGGCGCTCGTGGCTTGTGGATCGACATGATCTGCTTCATGCACGATGGCACCCCTTATGGGCACCTGAAGGTTGGTGGGAAGGTTATCCTTCCTGACAACCTTGCCCGCATGGTTGGGGAAACCTTACCGCAAGTGCGAGGTTGGCTCGATGAGTTGCATCAGGCCGGAGTCTTCGATCTTGGAGAAGATGGCCAAATCATCTGTCGTCGGATGATCAGAGACGAAAAAATCCGAAACGCTAGAGCAGCCGGGGGCAAGCTGGGAGGTAACCCCTTACTTCTGTCTGGGAAGGTTAACCTTCCAGATAACGTTGGGGTAAACCTTGACGTTAACGAAGAGGTTGGCTTGGAGGATAAACAAAAAACAACCCCTTCATCTTCATCTTCTTCTTCATCTTCAAAAGAGAAGAAAACGCTCCAGCAAGCTGTCGCCAAACCTGAGGAAGTTCCCGATCAGGTCTGGGAGGACTGGTTAGCCTTACGTAAGTCGAAGAAGGCCCCTGTCACGCCAACCGTGCTGCAACGTGCTCGCAAGGAGGCCGGGAAGGCCAAGATGTCTCTTGCGGACTTTCTGGAGATCTGGTGCAGCCGAGGCTGGCAAAGCTGCGAGGCCGACTGGATCCTCCCTAAGGGGCAACCCTCTGTCCCGGAGAGGAAGGGTCTGTGATCGAGAACTTCCTCCAGAACCTCACGAAAGTGAGAGGCCGCAACGGACGCTGGACTGCCTGTTGCCCTGCCCATAACGACAAGTCACCATCTCTTGCGATCAGACTGACGGATGACGGCCGCATCCTGCTCCATTGCTTTGGCGGCTGCAGCGTTCACTCCATCGTCACGGCTGTTGGGATGGACCTGACCGACCTCTTCCCCCCCCGAGATGGAGAGTACCGGGCATCTAAGTCTGCCTTTACTGCCGCCGACCTTTTAAGAGTCATTGCCTTTGAATCCTCTATCGTCTACCTTGTGGCCAGCGATATTGCCAGAGGCAAAGAGGTATCGTCTGACGATATCGAACGAGTGAAACTCGCCAGCGAAAGAATCGAAGAAGCTAGGAGATATGCGAATGTATAGCGACATTGAAGAACGAGCCAAGGCTTTAGATGAATCTCGCCGTATCCGTATGATTACGGCTGAAGATATTGATATTGACCAATATGCCGAAGCCGATGGAGTTACTCATAAGGTATACCCTGCCGAGACATGGATTGAGGAACTCCAGCAGGAACTTACTGCCCCTGTCCGCCAGCAGGTATTAACCCTCCCATGGTCCAAGGCTGACGGCAGATTTGGATTCCGCCCCGGAGAAGTAACCCTCTACGCCGGAAGCAATGGTGGCGGCAAGAGCCTGATGACCGGCCAGATCGCGATGCACCTGATGAAGCAGCAGCAGCGGGTCTGCATCGCGAGCTTCGAGATGAAACCGAAGCGAACGCTCTATCGGATGCTGAGGCAGTTCAGCGGCGAGAACATAGAGCACCCCTACCTCGACAAGAAAAATCGCCTACAGGCCCTTCTAGGCCGCTTCCAGGCCTATTCCCACGACCGGTTGTGGATCTACGATCAGCAGGGCACCACAAGTTCGCGTCAAGTGGTGGCCATGTCCCGGTACTGCGCGGTCAAGTTGGGGATCCAGCACATCTTCATTGATAGCCTGATGAAGTGCGTATCCGGGGAGGACGACTACAACGCTCAGAAGGGGTTTGTGGATCAATTAACTTCGGTGGCCAGAGACCATAACGTACATATTCACCTGATTCACCATATTCGCAAACTATCCAGCGAAGAAGTAAAGCCCAACAAGAACGATATTAAAGGTACCGGGGCTATTACTGATCAGGTAGATAATGTCTTGCTGGTCTGGCGTGACAAGAAGAAAGAACACCAGACCCAGATGGGCAAGCCAGTCGATCCACTTACTCCTGATGCGATGCTGATGTGCGAGAAGCAGAGAAACGGAGAATCAGAAGACTGGTTCAATCTCTGGTATCACGCACCGAGTCAGCAGTTTGTGGAATCTCACGACAGTGTCCCCATGGACTTTGATAATAACGGCAAGTTCTGATGGATATTGAAGAGCACAAACATAGATGTCTCGTTCGTTCAATCATATTGAGGAGATTGAAGGATCGAGACAAGGCCCATCAGGATCTGTATGGGGACGGCAAGAGATGGCCGGGGTACAAAGAGAAGAACCCGCAGGTATTGAATGATGTCTTGACCCAATGGAAACGAGGCAACCGAGGCAACCCAGGAGAGTGGCATGAGTGAGATGAGTGACTTCCAACGTAAGTTCTTCGCGCACGGACTGGGGCAGAAGCTCTACACCGAGCAGGAGTTCGCAGAGGCCATTGCAGCCGCGAAGGCGGAGATCATGGCGGTGGCGATCCAGACCAGCAGGCAAGTCGTGTTCATTGAGCGTGACGCCTGTGCGGAACTTGTGGATAACCTTGCCACGCAGGAGGACGAGGGTGAAGTCTGCACGGCCCTACGGAATGCGGCAGAGGCGATCCGCAACCGCATCCCCAGTCAGCGGCAGTGAGACTCTTCGTCGGCATCGACCCAGGTGCCATCAGTGGTGCCTGGGGGATCGTGGACCACCACGGCGACTACTGGTCGAGTGGCTTCATCCCGCATGAGGACGGCAGGATCAAGGCCGCGCTCTTCAAGGCTGAACTGTCCCAGGCCATCGACCAGCAGGATGTGACGTTCGTGATCGAGGACGTTCATGCGATGCCGAAGCAAGGTGTAAGTAGCACGTTCAAGTTTGGCGTGGCAGTAGGTGCGATCCAGGCGGTGGTGGAGTTGTCCCGAGCCCCCTGGATGATCGTTCGGCCGCAGTCATGGAAGCGAGATATGCAGGTGACTGCGGACAAGGGCACGAGTTTGGAGTTGGCGAGGCGGCTGTGGCCGAGCGCCCCGCTTGCAAGGCAGAAGGACCACGGTGTGGCTGAAAGCCTGTTGTTGGCCGAGTGGTTAAGACGAAAGGAGATGTGATGCAGTTGGAGTTTGACCTGTCCGCCAGCAAGGCGGCTCGTGATCGTGGTGCTGGTTTGGCAGAGGACCATGCTGGTGCAACCTGGAACGAGCGTGCGGTTGAGATCGCGCTGTCGTTCCTGAAGGCATCGGGTCCGGAGGGTGCGCTCTTCGAGGATGTTCGGTCCTACGCCTCGTTGCTGGGCCTGCCGGAGCCGCCTCATCCGAATGCCTGGGGGGCGGTGGCGCTGTCGATGTCCAGGCGCAAGCTGATCGTGAAGACCGGGGTGTGGATCAACAGCAGCAGCGTGGCGGCTCATGCTCGTGCTGCTCCGATGTGGAGGCTGGCATGAGCGACCCGAGACTGGTGGATGTGGTTGCGATGATGGCCATGCACGCCTTGATCGACAAAGATCAGTTCAGGAGTGCCCAGCGGCTGGCGATAGATTCATACGACATCGCTCATCAGATGATCAAAGAGTCAAAGCGGAGAGAAGACGATGGACAACCCCTGCCAAATCGACCCCGAAAGAAGTCTGGAGTACATCTGGCGGCACTCGAAAGCCTTTGCCAAGGCCAAGGCAGAGCGGATCTACTTGGAGGAGTACCGAAAGAGCCTCAAGGCGATCTTGATGAAGAAAGCCCTTGAGGCAGGCTACGAGGCCGCGAACGCGCAGGAGCGCGAGGCGTATGCAGACCCCGAGTACAAAACCCTCCTGGAGGGCCTTAGAACCGCCGTAGAGGCCGAGGAAGCCATCCGGTGGGGGTTGGTAGCAGCAGAGGCGGCAATCGAGATCTGGAGGTCTAAGGAGGCCTCCGCACGCCAGGAGATCAAGGCAGCACTATGACGACACTCGCAGAGAAGAAGCACATGGCCCGCGTGGCGGAGCTTGGATGTGCTGTATGCAGGCGTATGGGCCACGAGGGAACGCCGGCAGAACTGCATCACCCGAGGAAGGGTGCAGGCATGGGCAAGCGCAGTGGGCACTTCAGCGTGATCCCCCTCTGCCCGGAGCACCATCGAGGCAACACGGGCGTACATGGCCTGGGCACGAAGGGCTTCCCGAAGCACTGGGGCTTCACCGAGGAAGATCTGCTGAAGGATGTGCTCGAACTACTTAAAGACCCTGTGGAGCAGTAGACATTTGACACTAGCGTGGAAGTTCGTCTTATACTGCACGCACTGCACGTCGCAGGCAACAAGGAGCAGAGAGATGATCACCACCACCCGCATCGATGAACTCGGCACCCTCCTGGCGGAAATCGCCAAGCTGACGGAGAAGGCTGAGACGATCAAGAAGGACATCAAGGAAGAGGCCAGCCTCTCCGGTCAGAAGTCCTTCCCTGGCGACCTGTTCAGCGCCAGCTACATCGAGTCCAACCGCAGCACGGTGGACTGGAAGGCCCTGGCCAAGGAACTGGCGATCCCCGCCGACCTGATCGCCAAGCACACTGCTACCACGGCCGTGTACTCGGTCAAGGTCACCAGCCGCTAAACCCATAAGCCCCCTACGGGGGGCAGGAGATTCTTATGTCCTCTCATCTGACTGGCCGTCACATCATCGAAGTGCTCGAAGTTCTCAAGTTTGCAGAGAACTTTCCTATCGATCCTTCGCCCGAGCAGATCGGTATGCTGCGGGGAAAGGCGGCAAGCGCAGCCATCACCCTGCGCGTCTTCAGCGGCATCGAGTTGATGAAGGTGGAAGTGAGGGCGGAGGAATGAACTGGCCTTTCCCAAAGGAGCCGCTGGACTACCCGGTGGCTCCTCCCATCCCAGGGTGGGTGCGGCCCAGGAAGCCCAAGCTGCCCACAGAGCCTGCACCCTTTTAACCCTACATCACACTTGGGCTTTGACAGTGCAAGCATTTCGCTTACACTGTCTTCACTGCATTGTGCAGGTAACAAGGAAGCAAGATGTATACAGTCATCACAGAATCCAAGGGCTGGGCCACCAGCCTGCCGTTCGTGGTCACGCGCACGTTCGATGATCGTGACGAAGCGCTTGATTGGATCGCGGACGAGCTTTGCGGCGAAGACGTACTCCGCGTGCGTTGCCCGGAGATCGACTTCGAGGATGTCCCCAGCATTTAATGGGTTATTGACAGTGTAGTTCAACTCTGGGTTACACTGTCTTCACTGCGCGTTGCAGGTAACAAGGAGATCACGATGCACCCCTTCCAAAAGTCTGGCCTCGGTCTGGCCCCCTTCCGTTGCGTTGGCGTTCAGGAGAACGTCTATGTCTCCGGTGGCTACGCACAAGCCGGTGGCTCGTGCGACTACTGCGGCACGGGCATTCGCTGGGAGTTCCTGATCCGCAGCGCCGACAACCGGACCTTTAAGGTCGGCTGCGACTGCGTCGAGAAGACCTACAGGGAGTACGGCGTCGAGGTCGAGGGCTTCAAGGCCGTCCGCCTGGAGCACGCCCGCCAGCGCCGTCAGGCCGGTGCTCAGGCCCGCCGTGAGGCCCGCCAGAAGGCCTGGGAAGAGCAGCGTGCAGTGTGGGCTGCAGAGCGCCAGGAAGCCGGTGCTGCATGGCGTGAAGAGCACGCCGAACTGATCGCCCGTATCGAGCAGCGCAAAAGCTCCAACGAGTTCCTGTTCGCGATGGCTGATGCCATCAAGCAATATGGCAAGCTCACGGAGCGCCAGCAGGTTAGCGTGGAGCGTTCGCTGGAGATCCTGGAGCGCCAGGAGCAGCAGCGCAAGACCAGCCGCCATGTAGGCACCCCTGGCCAGCGTATCAAGGGCGCGAAGCTCCGCGTAACCCGCTGCATCGTGATCGGCCGGGAGCCTTTCTATCCCTACGCCCCCCGGTATCTCGTGGCTCTGGAGGACGAGGCTGGCAACGCCCTGACTTGGTTCACGGGTAACGGTCTGAATCCTTGCAATGAGTTCGAGCCGGCCGCGTTCACTGTGAAGGACCACTCGGTGTACAACGGCATCCAGCAGACCGTGGTGCAGCGCGTGGCGTTTAAGTAACCGCACGAACAAGTCAGGATTTGGCCCACAAGTCGAATCCTGACTTATACTGCGAGCACTGCATCAGCAGGCAACCAAGGAGATCTGAGATGAAGCGCGATTACTTGTTCGACTTTCTGTATGACTTGGACGAGGAGACGAGCGTCACGGTGTACGTGACTGACGTTGACTTTGGTAGTCCGGGTCAGACCTGGGGGCCTCCGGAGCGGTGCTACCCGCCCGAGCCTGCGGAGATCTGCTGGCACGCCGCGAACGAGGACGGCAAGGAGCCGGCTCTCACGAACAGCCAGATCGAGGCGATCGAAGAGCTTGCCTGGGAAAAGGCGCAGGATCTGCAGGAAGAGCCCGACTACGACGATTGACCACACGCATAAGTCGGGATTTGACACTGCGTTGAATCCCGGCTTACAATGCAGGCACTGCACAACGCAGGTAACAAGGAGTCAAACATGATCAAGCTGCCCGCCAATCCAGACCGTCTGTGGCAACTCGCCCAGGTCAAGGAGTTCGTCAAGCAAGTGCAAGGCAAGGTAGGCTGTGGCTGGGACTATCTGTCCGAGCCGATGCGTTCGGCCATGATTGCCGAGAAGGCTCTCTTCATCGTCACCGGCCTGGAGCGTGGTGACATCCCCTGTGCTGCCATCGGCTGCCTGCGCCGCGATATGCTGATCGTCGCCGGCCTGCTCGACGCCTAAGCCGAGGAGAAGCATCATGCAAGTCGAAGCCCGCATCGCCATCGAGCGCAAGGTCGTCAGGCACCTGATCCGCACGGCCAAGAAGCATGGCTACTCTGTGGTTAAGGTTTGGGACGGTGGAGAGTACGTCCCCACGCCCACTGAGCGCGAGGCCCTGGACGCAGTCTTTAGCGTGGACGAGAGCCTCATCCGGTTCAAGCACCCCGAAGAGCCCAAGGCCCACTGCGCAGTCATCGTGCTGGGCAACAGTGGCTGGGACGCCATCGCGGACGCCAGCATGGGAGAACGCTGGGACAAGGTCATGGACGAGGCCCAGGACTACGCAGATAGGTTCTGCTGAGATAAACTCCGGCCCAACAACCCGGAGTCAACCATGCCCCGCAAAGCCACCAAAACGCCCCAGGAGCCACCAAAGCCCAAAGACAAGGGTAAGGTGGCTTCAACGCTTCCAGCGGCCCCTAAAGGGCGTATGGGCAGGCCCTCCATCTACTCCCAGCAGATAGCAGCAGAGATCTGCACCCGCATCGCTCAAGGGGAAAGCCTGAGATCCATCTGCAGGGACGACGCCATGCCGTCAATGGCAAGTGTGTTCTTGTGGCTCGCGCAGAAGCCAGATTTCTCTGAGCAATACGCTCGCGCACGGGAGGAGCAGGCTGAGGTTCACGCTGATGCAATCGTGGCCATTGCTGATGAGACGCCTGATGTGGAAGAGGTGCGTGACCGAGAGGGGAACGTGCTGGATCTGAAGATGCACAGCGCGTATGTGCAGTGGCAGAAGAACCGCATCGACGCCAGGAAGTGGGTGGCAGCCAAGCTCAAGCCCAAGAAGTATGGCGACCGCGTAGCCCTTGCAGGAGACCCTGAGAGCCCGATCAAGGTCGAGGCTGAAGTGCAGGCCGACAAGCTCTTCCAGGCCCTCCTAACGAACGCAGAGTTGAAGAAGCAGGTAGATGCATCGTAACTTAGTTACGGTCAGTGAAGATGAGAGTGCCGAAAAACACGGGGTTCTAGGTAACTCTGGTTACGGCTGCAAGACTTGCCGGTGGTCGAGCCAGACTCCTGCGCTGGTGCTGTGGTGTGGGTTCTTCGAGCGTCCCTGCTACCTGCCGTGCCCTCAGTACACCTACGAGCCGGGGACTCTTTAACCCTCCGTGTAAGTAGGATATTGACACAAGCGTCCAAGATGCGCTTATACTGTGCTCCATCGACACACCAACTGGAGCACGACATGGACAACTACGACGCCAACAACGCCGAGCACCGCATGGTGCTGGCACTCGACTTCGTCGCCCGCGCCGGAGCGACAGAACCCGCCCTCGACCGAGCGGCGCATCAGTACCAAGTTGACCGCGAAGCGCTGACCGCGCAGTACGACCAGCAATACCTGCGCTGGGCGGCGGATCGCGGGCTGGACAACTGACAAACCCCGCTGGTGCCAGCGGCCTGCCCCAGCGGCAGGCCAGTGTCACCCACAACCACAGGAGCCACCATGACCGCAGATCAAGTCCGAGCCCTCGTCGCCGCCAAGTACCCCGGCGTGCTGCAGTCCCCTCTGGCCCAGGCCATGCACGGCGCGAGCAGCATGGCCATGCTGGAAGCCAGCGATGCCGATGTGGTGGCGTTGCGCGGCGAGGCGCTGGAGCACGCCCGCGCCTGCCTCCGCGCCTGTGGCGGCTGGACGGTCGAGACGCTCGGCCACAACATTGAGAGCGCGTTCGGCGGCGACCTCGATGCCGACGAGTGCGACGAGATCGCCCGCAGGGCGCTGGGACTCTGAGCAGTGAGCCGCATCGTTACACACTGCGTGAACCCGCCCGTGCCGACGCGGCAGTGGGATTGGGTGGCATACATCGAAGGCGATGAGGAGGCGAACGGCCCAACCGGGCGCGGACCGACAGAAGCAGAAGCTCTGCGCGACCTGTGCGAGCAGCTTGCCGACCTCTCCAATCACAGGGCTTAATCAGCCTCACCACAGGAGAACGACATGGACCAGTACGAAGAGCACCTCGCCCACAGCGCCCCCTGCTCCAGCCAGTGGGACGGCTTCGACCGGGGCGACACCTGCTACTGTTATGAGGATGGCACGCCCTACGGGGCTGCGATCCAAGCCTCCGGCCCCGATCTAGAAGACGACTGGGCTGACATCCCCTTCTAACTATGTACACCCTACGAGTCACCCCCACCATCCTCAACGAGTGGCAGGTACGCTGCATCGAGGACGTTATCCCTGGCTTGGGCTCCATTGGCAAGCCTGGGAACATCGCGGTCTCCCAGGAGACCCTGAAGGAGATCAAGGCCGACTGCGAGTTCATGCTCGACGCCAACGGCCCGGACCTCTACCCCAGTGAACGGGCGGCGTACCGGGCGATGCTCAAGCAGTGCAAGCTTGCTCTCTCTGTCGGCCCGGTGGAGACAGTATGAGCGGCGGCAGCGTGACACTACCCGCTGACGTTGCCCGCTGCGAAGGGCGTGAGGCTGATCACCCATACTACAGGGAGTGTGAGCACTGCCTGAGGCGGACCAGTCCCCCGCACGAGCGGTCTGACTGGCTCGCGCTTCCGGTCTGGATCATTGGCTGGGGCGGGCACGGGGAATGTCCTGACAAGATAGATGAGCGACCTGATTGAAGCGCTGAAGGACCCGAAGGTCCAGGCGCAACTGAAGGCTCTGCCGCCAGAGAAGCGGCTGGCTTACCTTTGGCGTGCCAAGTGGGTGGAGACGGCCCACAAGCACCAGATCGTTCCGAAGGGGGACTGGTCCATCTGGCTGATGCTGGCAGGCCGGGGGGCGGGCAAGACCCGTACTGCTGCTGAGCAGATCGGCTGGTGGGCCTGGACGGAGCCTGAGACCCGCTGGCTGGTTGCGGCCCCGACCAGTGCGGATGTGAGGGGTACGTGCTTCGAGGGCGACTCGGGGCTGCTGAACGTCATCCCGAAGGCTCTGGTGGCGGACTACAACAAGGCGTACCACGAGCTACGGCTGATCAACGGGAGCCTGATCAAGGGCATCCCTGCGAGCGAGCCTGAGCGGTTCCGTGGGCCTCAGTTCCACGGGGCTTGGTGCTGCATCCCAGGCACGATGATCGCCACACCAAGCGGAGACCGGCCCATTGAGATGTTGACGGCTGGCGATACCGTGCTGACCCGACACGGCCCCAGGCGAGTATTGGCAGCAGGGCCATCTGGAAACCCTGCCGACCTAGTGCGTCTGGATTGTGGTGATACGAGCTTGACTGTCACGGAGGATCATCCGATACTGGTTGGAGACCAGTGGGTGGCTGCTGGTGACATCAAGGAAGGGGCCTATGTATGGGCTACAAATACATCGGCAGTAGATATGCCCACCGCGTCATTTACGAGCGGCATTACGGGTCGATACCAGCAGGCTGGGTGGTTCATCACCGGGATGGCGATCCTGGCAACAATGACCCGGCAAACCTTGAAGCGATGCCTCGGTCTGAGCACAACAGAATGCACCAGACTGGCAAGCCGACCACGGAAGCTCAGAAAGCTGCTGCTGCGGCGACTCTGGCCAAACTACGAACTCCGAAGGATGGTCGCTGCCTGCAATGCAGCGCCGAGTTTGTCTCCTTGGCCGCTGGGAGGGTGGGTGCCTTCTGTTCGCGGCCTTGTTTGGAGCGGTGGCGGCGCAACGTATTCAAGCCGGAGCAGCGCACCTGTGATGTCTGCAAGGGCCTGTATATGGCCAAGAAGCGGTTCCAGCGATATTGCAGCAAGGTCTGCAACAACCGATCACAAGTACGGACCTATCGCAGTCAGCCCACTGGAGGTACGCCGCGTCGAACGCTTGCCCAACGCGAAGACATACAACCTAACGGTTGAGGGCGAGCACGAGTTCATCGCAAACGGCATTGTTGTCCACAACTGCGACGAGCTTGCAGCCTGGGAGTACATCCAGGACGCCTGGGATCAGATCCAGTTCGGCGTCCGACTGGGGACGAAGACCCGCACGATCATCACGACGACCCCCAGGCCGAAAGACCTGATCCTGGAGTTGATCAACCGTGATGGGGACGATGTGGTGGTAACGACTGCCAGCACGTATGAGAATCTGGCTAACCTGTCAGATAACTTCAGACGGCAGATATTGCAGTATGAGGGGACGAAACTAGGCCGGCAGGAGATATACGCGGAGATTATTGACCCTGAGGAGGGGGGTATCGTCAAGCGTGAGTGGTTTAAGTTATGGCCTGCAGGGAAGGCGTTCCCCAAGTTCGAGTACATCATTCAGTCGTATGACTGCGCGACCTCTGAGAAGGTTATGAACGATCCTACGGCCAGTGGTACGTGGGGGGTATTCAAACCTCAGGATGGGCCGATGTCTGTGATGCTGATTGACTGCTGGCAGGAGCGGATGCAGTACCCGGACCTGAGGCCGAAGGTGATCGAGGAGTACGACACGGTCTTCGGTGAGGGGAAGGACAAGAAGCGGGTGGACCTGATCCTGATCGAGGACAAGAGCGCGGGGATCAGTCTTATACAAGACCTGCAGAGAGCACATCTGCCGGTGAGGGCGTACAACCCTGGCAAGGCGGACAAGGTGCAGAGGCTGAACATTGTCTCGAACATCATCGCCCGGGGCAGGGTGTGGATACCTGAGTCGGATCGTAGGAAGGGATATGTGAAGGACTGGGCGGAGGGATGCGTGTCCCAGATCTGCAGCTTTCCTGAGACGACTCACGACGACTTCGTGGATATGACCACACAGGCGCTGAGGTTTCTCAGGGACTCTGGGTGGTTGGAGATTGATCCCCCGCCTGAGGATGACTGGGATGAGGATGACTTCGTGGACAGCGGGAAGGTCAGGAGGGAGAACCCCTATGCTCAATAAGGGGTTGCGCTCCAGCCGCTGCTGTGTATAATGCTGGCATCTATCGGGGTGGCACCCGGTAGTAGCACTCGTAGTGCGAATACCGAACCCATTGGGGAGCGGGCTTCGTCAAAGCGCATGGAAGGGCTACGAGACCGACCATGCTGCGGCAGCCAAGCCTAAAGCTCGTTCCCCAATGGGTTTTTTGCTTTCTGCCTGCCCGTCAGGGCGCGTTAGCACTGGGCCTGCATGGGCTGCACCCAAGAAACACCGGCCTTCCTCCACCCGGAAGCGAGCCGACCAGCCTGTCAGCGAGGGACTGGGGAAGATGCGGGGGCAAGTGGTGAGACAAACCCCGCATCGAGTGAATCGCTGCCTCATGGGTACTCTGGGCGGGCTGCTAGACGGCCCTGCCGGGAGAGGTGAACAGCCGGGGCTGTCACCCTTGGGGATCTATTGGACTTGACCGCTCATCAAAGTTATGATCTGTCCATCTGAACATGGCGGATCGTGTAATGGATGACGCCGAATACCTACGCAGGCTTGAGAAGCTGCGTCCTCGGGCTGGTAAGCGTGCCCCGCTGGAAACTCCTCTTCCTGGCTCGTCGGTGCTGGATGTGCCTGTTGGCGGAACGAAGAGGATTCCGGACACTGTACTGCGTCGGCGTCCTGAGCCAGAAGACACGATCACGGGGCTGAATCCCTCGATGGCGCAGAGGCACGCCGAGAAGATTGAGCAGTTCCTGTCCCCCAGGAGTGCTGGCCCGAAGCTGGTGGATAGCGCCCAGAGGGAATTGGCCAAGATGGCATCCCAGACCCTTATGGGCGGAGACAAGAGCCTGCTTCCGTTTGGGATTGGCTTACAAGAAGCTGTCCCCTTCTCCCCTTATGTGGCCGAGGAGTCGGGCGCAATGGTCCGGGAAGGGGTAGAGACTGGCAGCCCCCTGACGACGGGCCTGGGGCTGGGTTTAGGGGCCCTACAAGCCTTTCCTGTGTTCAAGCCTATAGCCAAAGGCGTGCAGGCCGGTGCGATGGCAGCAGGCCGTGCTGGAGAGCGTCTGGCGGAACGGGTGGTGCCGCAGGTCATGGAGCGAGGGGGCCTGGGCGCTGAGATGCTGGGGGCTATGGGGACTGGTTCCCAATCTGCCGTGATCAAGCCTAAGGGTCTTAGTGGGAACTGGTTGGCAAATGAGGTTGAGCGGCAGACAAAAGGGCTGAAGGTCCAGCCCGATCCCCCGTATGCCCCATACAACGAACAAGAGCTTCAGCAGGCGGCTGCTCGTGGGTTTGGCCCTTATGACCCAGAAACTGGTGTGATGCCTGCCCCAGTAAATCCCGAGAATGCGGCTCTGAACAACTGGGTAGACAAGAAGCTCACCAAGTACATCAAGGCCGAGATGGGCACGCCGGAGGATCCGGTGCGTGCTCTTGCAGAGCGCGGTGTTCTGCACTACGAGCCCATGGCGCTAGATTTTGGCGCGGTGCCTTCTCAGTTGATGAAGAAGCGTGCCAGTGCAGGTATGCAGGCTCCCCTGATGGGAAAGAGCGATCTGGCCCGCAGATGGGAGATGATGGCGGACAAGGCAATTGATCCCAGCCGAGCCCGTGATTGGACTGGTGCGCCAGAATGGGGATTAATTGATGAAGCAGTACAAAGTGAAAATCCTTGGTTAACCAAAGTTCCAGAGGACACGCCTGTATATACAATTAAAGGGATATCGTTTTTTAATCAAGACGCCGGGTTTGATCACCTTCTCGATGAACTGAAGAACGCCGTTCGTGCTGATTCTGATTTGCCTGCTCACCTGAGGTACAGCCCCAAGGATCTGGAGAAGGTCACAGTTCCCCAAGCGGTGGAGCGGGTTGCCAAGATCAACGAGTACCGCGCCAACAAGAAGGCTGAGGCCAACGCTGCTATTGCAAGGAACTCCGCGACCATTCCGGTCAAAGAGTATCCAGAAGCCAAGATGACTTGGGTTGAATTCCAGCCGCCCAAGATAGAGGCGTTGCCTGAGGATGTAACCCGCAGGCAAATGAGTGCGACTCAAGGTGGGTTTGACGTTCCTGGGATTGGTTTCGTTGCTGCCAAGTGGGATCCCAAGACTGGGCTAGATTGGGCGCAGGCAGAGAACGATGTAAGAAAGCTGCTGGGCAGGAAGCCTTTGAGTGAGGCCCTGGACTACGAAGGTGACCTGATGGGTCACTGTGCTGGCAGATACTGCGATGATGTTATATCGGGTAACTCTCGGATCTACAGCCTGCGAGATGAGAAGGGCAACCCTAAGGTAACCATCGAGGTTAAGCCTGGGCAAGTCAGAACAACTCATGAAGATATTGATGCAATAGGTAAGCAGGCCACAGAAGAGGCCAACAGCAAAAACTTTGCATCGACAACAGATTACGATTTGTTTTATTGGCCTAGAGTTCGAGAGTTGCAAATGCAACTGATTGAACAGAAGCGTAAAACTATCGCCCCTCAGATTGTTCAGATTAAGGGTTCTGGCAAGAAAGACCCTGGACAGCGCATCAGGCCAGAGGATTCTCACCTGCTACCGTTTATTCACGACTTTGTGAAGAGCGGCACTTGGAGCAGCGTGGCAGATCTTAAAAATGCTGGCATGACTCGTTTGGGAGATAAGTATGTGACTAATGAAGAAATTGCTCCATTAGTTGCTGAAGCGAGGAAGTTTATTGATGAGACGCCTGCTCTTGAGCAGCAGCGTCAGGCACAAAGGGCGTATGAAGCCTACAGAGGGCCAATTCCATCTCCGGAGTACACACAACTGCAAAAAGAGATTAACAAACAAGTTCATCCAGATATTCCCTATACATACAGTGAACTAAGATCAATTTTTGATGATCCTAATGCATATGATGAAGGTGCATTAGGAGACAACTTAGAGCGTGTTAATCAGTTGCGCAAGCTGTTTGGAGATGCCAATTACGCACAAGGCGGCTTCGTCCAAGACACTGATGCTCTAGTGCAGAAGCTCATCCAAAGCGGCCTGAGCGAAGAGGAAGCCCTGACCCAGGCTCTTCGTATGGCGGGAGCCAGGGAAGAGGCCAGGATGGCCGGTGGAGGCCTTGCGAAGGCTGCTGGCAAGACTCCTAAGAAGGCCAAGAAGGCCGCTGGAGGGCGTGTTGATGCACCCGAGGGAGCCGAAGACTTCATCGCTCAGGTGAAGCAACGCATGGCCGGATCCAAAGATAAAGAACGCGACATGACAAAGGCTGAAGGAGGCGCTGTGATTGAGCCACCAGTTGACCAGATGCGTTTGGAGATGATGGAGCGAGGCTACGCGGGCGGATCAATCGTCAAAAGATTGAAGCCGGGCAGTCAAGCTGCAAAAGGTGCCGGTCAAGCAAAGCAGTCAGTCCTGCCTCCTGAGAAGCCCAGGGAACTTACCGGGCTGTTGCGTCCTGATGTAGATCCTGTGCGCGGTCAAACCAGCCGGGAGCTTACGAGGGCTCAGAATAAGGCGTTGACTGACCAGCAGAAGGAAATGCTGGAGGGACTGAAGAAGAAGTTCCCTGACTTTGCCGCCTCGGTAAAGTTTATGACCCCCCAGGAGGTTGGGAAGATTCTGTCTAACCCGCAGGGTGTTCAAGAGGTCAATCGTCTGTTGGAACTGCTGCCCCAGGCCAAGCAATTGTCTAGCGTGGCCAAAGCTGGAGAGGCCAAAAGAGGTTGGTACCGGGCAAGCACGCAAGCCTTGATTGATGTGTTTGGCAACGATGCTCCCAGGTTTGCGACCCTGCTTGCGTCTTTGTCTCCACAGACTTCAGTGGAGATGAATCTTCTGAACACCTTGAATGTTTGGAAGAACTGGACCGCTGCTGGAAGGCCTACTGACCCTGCCAGGATCAAGCAGATCATGGGGCAGTCTGTTGCGGGAACAAAGGGCGAGCAATCTGTGCTTGACGCATGGACGAACAATGCAATCAGGTCTTTGACCGTTGCGGATCCTGCGAAGGTAACTCTATCGGGGCCGAAGGTTGATTCCTTCTTCCGCAACTTGGCGGACGATGTTTATCGGGTTACCAATGATGCATGGATGGCCAGTGGCCTGGGGGTTGGGCAAGATCTGTTCAGCGGGGCACCTACGGCCCTGCAGATTGCCCGAGGTGACCCTGGCCTGACGCCTGGATACATCGCTACCAGCGCTCGTATGCGAGAGGCTGGCCAGCAGGCAAATATGCTGCCTTCCGAGGCACAGGAGACCACTTGGTCGGTCTTCATGCCTCTGTATGAGATGCAGCGCAGTACGGGCATTCCTGCGCGAGACATTCTTCAAAGAGGTCTGCTGACGCCGCAGCAAATCAGGGGAACGCCTGACTTCTCCTCGTTGCTTCAAGATCCCAAGTACGGCTCGATCCTCCAGCAGGCTGGCTATGGTGAGAACTTGGCCGCGCTCAAGCCTTACCAGTGGTCTGATCCAAAGATGGACTTGTCGCTGGCTGATCAGCGTGAACTGGAAAAAGTTGCCGAGCGGTTGGAGGGGCTTAAGAGCAGCCGTGAGCGCGAGAGCAGGGCCAAGGTGTTTTCCATGCCCAGCGGTCGTCCGCAAAGTGGTTTTGCGTATGAGACACCGGAATACATTCCTGGAAGGGGTACTGGGCATTTGGAAGAACTGATTGACGTTCCGCTGGAGTCTCGTGAGTTCTTCAGTTCACGCGCTGCAAATGCGTTTAAGGATCTTCAAGGGCGCGATGTCTTGCAGCAGTCTCTTCAATTGCCGACCATTCAGACAAGATCCATGACGGGTGCGTTCAGGCCCCCAGGTGAAATTCCTTACGCCTCGGGCAGGCTTGGTGGTGAGACGATACCGGGCCGGCACCCGGTGGAAGTTCAGCCTGGGTTTGCCATGGGAGCCGAGGTTCCTATTACCAGTAACTTGGACATTCCCGAGCGAATCAAGCGCAAGCTGACGGCTGCGGCAGGTGTTCGTGGTGCCATGACGGCGCAACTTGGATCGCCATGGAACTTGCAGATACCCACCAAAAGAGGATCTGGTTTGTTTGTCCCGCTCGATAAGAAGGTTGCCCAGGAGAATATGCAGCTATCTGGAGCGCTGATGGATCCAAACACGGAGGCGCTAGCAGATACTGGCAGGGGCGTTGCCATGCTGAACTGGGGCAGTAGACTATCTGACGACGAAGCTAGAGCTATTGCGCAACGTCTTGGTGCTAATGACCTTGTGCGTACCAAAAATGTGAGTGATTACGTCGATTACAGTCCAGAGTGGAATCAACCTCCAGGATCTGGTGCTGTTACACGTAAGATGTTGAGCCTTGTAGACGAGTTGAACAAAGCGGACATCGAAGCTCTAAGCAGGGCAACGCAAGAACCGGCAGGCAAACTGTATGAGTTGTACGAACAACTCAAGCGTACCCGTGGATACGCTACTCGCGAGGACTTGATGCATTTGCTCAAGACTCTGCGAGATAAGGGTATCCCCGGAGTTATCACAGGTCTTGCGGCTGGGGAGGCGTTTGCGGCTCCTCAAGAGAAGAAGGCTGCGGGTGGCCTCGCGAGCCTACAACGTAGAGCGGCCCACTATTGAGCGCTTCCATGACTTTTGCGACGACATCACTTGGAGCTTGGTTCCAGCCGACGCGCTCAAACATTGCGCAGACTCGTTCACCGTTCTTGTCGGTGTACCAGACTGAGATGATCTTGTCGTCTTTCCCCCAGCGAACTATCCGCGCTCTGCGCTTCTTGCCGTCCATAGCCACTCCTATGCAGCCCATGCTGCGTGCCGACAGAGTGTAACACAGGGTTGAACGACATGGCAACAGAATTTCCGATTGACCCCGAGTTCGGTCGGTTCGTAGGCCCTCAGAGTGCCGAAGAGCCGGCCGAAGAGCCGATGGAAGTCGAGATTTCTCTTGACGACTCGGACATTGAGGAGCTGCCTGATGGTTCTGCCATCGTCCGTATGCCCACCAAAGGGCCGCTGGAGGATGAAGACTTCTATCAGAACCTTGCGGATAGTGATGTCATTGACTCGTTGGACCTGAGCGGGCTGGCTCTGCGGTACATCCAATACGCCGAGAAGGACAAGGAGGCCCGCAAAAACCGCGACAAGCAGTACGAAGATGGGATTCGACGTACTGGCCTGGGGAACGATGCTCCTGGCGGGGCGAATTTCAACGGCGCATCGAAGGTTGTGCATCCGGTGATGGCCGAGGCGTGTGTGGACTTTGCGGCGCGGGCGTTCAAAGAGATGTTCCCGCCTGACGGCCCGACGAAGACGAAGATCCTGGGGGATGTTGACGCCGAGAAGACCGCGATTGCTGAGCGCAAGCGGGACTTCATGAACTGGCAGTTGACTGATCAGATCGAGGAGTTTGCTGACGAGCAGGAGCAAATGCTCACGCAACTGCCGCTTGGGGGGTCTCAGTACCTGAAACTCTGGTATGACGAGCGCAAGAAGCGACCCTGTGCGCAGTTTCTGCCTATTGACAACGTACTTTTGCCGTTTGCGGCGGCAAATTTCTACACGGCCCAGCGTGTAACCGAGGTTGATGACATCTCCGACTACGAGTTCAAGCGTCGGATCAACTCTGGGCTGTACCGTGATGTCAGTTTCATCCGGGCAACGATGGATCCTGAGCCTACCGGGCCTCAAAAGGCCACGAACAAGGTCGAGGGGAAGAGCGAAAACGACAACGAAGACGGTGTTCGGCGGGTCTACCACATCTATACGTGGCTGGAGCTCAAAGATGACCCTCGGACAAAGGGAGAAATGGCTCCTTACATCCTGATGATCGATGAACTGGACACGGAAGTGGTCGGTTTGTACCGAAATTGGGAAGAAGGGGACGAAACTTTCACGAAACTGGACTGGATTGTCGAGTTCAAGTTCATTCCCTGGCGCGGAGCCTATGCTGTTGGCCTTCCGCACCTTATTGGGGGCCTTTCTGCTGCTGCTACGGGTGCTTTGCGGGCTCTTTTGGACTCTGCGCACATCAATAACGCTGCCACGCTGCTCAAACTGAAGGGCGCGAAGGTCTCTGGACAGTCGCAACAGGTCGAAGTGACCCAGGTGGCCGAGATTGAGGCTGCTCCAGGGGTGGATGATGTCCGCAAACTGGCCATGCCGATGCCTTTTAACCCCCCGAGCCCGGTGCTGTTCGAGCTCCTGGGGTGGCTGACGAATGCGGCAAAGGGTGTGGTGACGACCGCCGAGGAAAAGATCGCTGATGTGGGCCAAAACACCCCTGTTGGGACCACCCAGGCCCTGATTGAGCAGGGTGCAGCGGTGTTTTCGTCCATCCACGCCCGTTTGCACAAGTCCCAGGGCCGTGTTCTTCAAGTGCTGCAGCGCATCAACCGCTGGTACCTGGAGGATATGCGCAAGGGCGAGGTGGTCGAAGACCTGGAGATCAAGCAGAGCGACTTCTCCAAGCTGACGGACGTTATCCCGGTATCTGATCCGCATATCTTCTCAGAGACCCAGCGGATGGCCCAAACCCAAGCGGTTATGGCCATGATGCAACAGAACCCTGACCTGTTTAACCGCAAAGCAGTGGTTCAGAGGTTCCTCAAGCAGATCAAGGTGCCGGCTATCAACGAACTGATGCCGGATACTCCAGAGCCAAACAAGGCTGACCCTGCTAACGAGAATGTGGCGATGAGTATCGGCCAAGCGGCCTTTGCGTACCCAGAACAAGACCATCTAAGCCACATTCAGGCTCATCTGGACTTTGCGAAGAACCCAGTATTCGGCCAGAACCCGGTTATCGCTCCTACGTTCCTTCCAAAGGCGGTGGAACATATTAAACAGCACATGGTGCTGTGGTATCTGAACCGCATGAACGGCTGGGTGCAGAAGTCCTTCGGAAAACCCATCGAAGAGTACGCCCTGCTGGATGATCCAAAGAAGCTGGACCGCCTGTACGGAGCGGCTTCTCAGCACGTTCTGCTAGACAGCGATGAGACGCTGAAGGGCACGTTGCCGGTGATCCAACAGATGTTCAAGGCTCTTGAACAGTTCAAGCCGAAGCCTGAACTCCCGCCTGATGCTCAGGTGCTGCTGCAGACCAGCATGGCTGAGACGGAGCGCCGGAAGCAGCGTGATGCGGCCGAGATGCAACTTAAGGGCCAGGACATGGCCGGCAAACTGGAACTGGCCGCACAAAAGCAGATGGACTCGAAGGATCTCGCCATCGAGGAACTGCAGTTGCGTCTGGCCATTGCGCAAGGCGACAACGAGATGAAGGAGCGTATCGAAGCCGCACGCCTGACACGGGATGCGGCTCGGTTGAAGCAAGACGGGGAAAAGATCGTCCTCGACCACACCAGCAAAGGAGGCCAGTATGGCTACCAGTGACAAAGAGCAGCAGAGCATCCTCGTTCCCCAGCACAAGCGGCTGGCGCAGGGGGCCCCGATCACCGGGCAGACCCTTGAAAACAAGGGCCAGTCCAAGAGCAACGGAGGTGCGCTGACGCAGGCTAAGAAGAAGTGAACACACTAGGCGACCTCATCGGCGGGATCAAGGCTAGGCAGGCTGAAATCGCCGCGTCCCTAGCTGCTGGCAATGCAGCTAACTGGGAGTCTTACCAGCGGATGGTAGGTCATTCACAAGGGCTTCAGGAGGCCCTAGACATCCTGAACGATTTAATGAAAGACCCTGATGAAGATGATTGAGCCGGAAGTCGCTAACGCGGCTGAATTAGCTTGGGCATTTCCGAGCGTGGACCCCGGTGCAAAGCCTCTTGGTGGACGGATTCTGGTGCAACTGCGCCGAGTCAAGAAGAAGACTACGAGTGCCGGGATTATCTTGGTCGAAGAGACCAAGGAAGCAGAGAAGTGGCAGAACATGGTTGCAAAGGTGGTCGAGATCGGCCCCTTGGCGTTTAAGCACCGTGACACGATGAAGGATTGGCCAGAGGGCTCTTGGTGTGCTCCTGGCGATTACATCCGTGTGCCGAAGTGGGGTGGTGACCGCTGGGAAGTCAAGATCCCCGGCGAGGACGACTTTGAAGACCCCGCACTCTTCATGATCCTGAACGACCACGAGGTTATTGCCAAGGTCACTGGCGATCCTCTTACGATGAGGGCTTTCATCTAATGAGCACTGAAAACAAAGCCGACGACGAAATCACCGTTGTCGAAGAGAAGGACGGTTCTGTAACCGTTGAGATCCCTGAAGAGCTTGCACCAGAGGAGCAGCAAACTCAGGATTCCGGCCAGGGTGATGAAGATCAGCCTGGGGACACTGATGCCATCCGCGAAGCCCGTCGCAATCGACGCAAGGCCAAGAAGGAGTACATCAAGCGCACCAACGAGGAGAAGGACCAACGCCTTCAACTCCTGCAGCGTCAAAACGAAGAACTGATGCAACGTCTGGCGCAAGTCGAGCGCAAGACCGTTGAATCTGATCTTCTACGCCTGGACAAGGCCATTGAAGACGAAGAACTGAAGGCGCGTTACTGGGAGACCAAGCGCAAAGAGGCGTTTAGCAACCAGGATGCCGATACGTTCTCGAAGGCAGAAGAAGCTCTGGCCCAGGCGCGGCAGCGTCTGTATCAGATGAAGTCTGCCAAGCAGAGGGCGTCTGAGCCTCAAGAACAAGGCCCTGATCCGCGAGTGGCTCGAAAGGCCAAAGAGTGGATTGAGCGCAACGACTGGTTCGATCCCGAGGCAAAAGACGAAGACAGTCAAATTGCCAAGGTGATTGACAAGCGTCTAAGTGACGAGGGGTTTGACCCGTCATCTGACGAATATTGGGAAGAATTCGATTCTCGCTTGCAGAAGCGTCTTCCTCATCTGTATACTCAAAGACAAGACAAGTCCGAAAGGAGGCCCCGTAGTTTAGTGACTGGATCAGAACGCGGATCGAATGGTCGCGGAAACACCGTCAATTTCGTTCTTGAGCCTGAACAGGTTCGAGCGATGAAGGAGGCGGGATTCTGGGATGACCCAGCGAAGCGATCCAAGATGATCAAGCGTTACGCTGAAGCAGCACGAAACAACCGGAGCTAATCAAATGGACAGTCGTCTCAAGAAGTCTCTTTCGGCTGGTGGCCGCGAAACTCGTGCTAGCGAGGACGCATCCCGCCGTCCGGTAGAGGAAAAGTTCATGTCAGCGCAGGAACGTCGAAAGATGTGGAGCGATGAGTGGACACAAAGTGCGCTGCCAAAGACTCCCGAACTTCCCGGGTGGCACCTTTGCTGGCTATCGACCACCAACAGCTACGACAGCATCGACAAGCGAATTCGGCTTGGGTACGTTCCCGTGCGAGCGGATGAGTTGCCTGGGTTTGAGAATTACAAGGTCAAGGCTGGCGAAGATGTAGGTTTCATCGCGTGCAACGAGATGCGCCTGTACAAGATCCCGATGGATGTGTACCAGGACATCATGATGCAGATGCACCATGAGATGCCCAACGACGAGGCGGACAAGATCCGTGTCCAAGTTGAGAATCTCCAGGGTGCGCGTGATAGCTCAGGCAAGAGCCTGGGTCGGGTCGAAGGCGAAGGCTTTGGCGATCTTGATCGAAACGTTGCAGCCCCCGTATTCCACGGGTAAGGAGCAAAAATGCCTGCTACCTCTGCTCCGTTCGGCTTGCGCCCCGCGTTCCACCCTTCCGGTCTGGATCGCGCTCAAGCGCTGGCGAACGGCATTCAAGCGGTGTCTACCAGCGGCAATGTGTCTGCTGGTTATGCCACCACCATCCTCAAGGGCCAAGCGGTAAAGATGAACACCGCCGGCTACATCGAAATCGCTGCTGCCACTGGGCCGCTGCTGGGTGCCTTTGCGGGCGTCGAGTGGACGGATTCCACGGGTCGTCGGCGCGTCTCGAACTACTGGCCGGCCAACGAGTCGTTCCAGGTCGGTTCGGTGGTCGCGTACTTCTACAGCGATCCCAACATCGTCTACGAGATCCAGTCTGACGCCACGCTGGCGCAGTCTGCAATCGGTGACGAGGGCAACCTGAGCAACCACACGGCAGGGTCCACCACGACCGGTCTGTCGCAGGCAACGCTCAATGCGTCCCTAGTGGGAGCCAACGGTGAAGCCCAACTGCGCATCATCGACATCGCGCCGTATCCGGACAATGCGTGGGGTGACAACTTCGTCATCGTTCGCGTCCAGATCGCGGAACACCAGTACAGCCAGATCCGTGTGTCGACCACCGACTACACGCCGATCGCCATCTAAGGAGGGCTAAGCCATGGCAGCCCCGATGCGCAGTACCGACTTCCGTTCCATCGTTGAGCCGATCCTCAACGAGTGCTTCGACGGAGTCTACGACCAACGAACCGACGAGTGGTCTCGTGTCTTCCGTGAGCAGGAAGGCATTCCCCGCAACTACCACGAAGAGCCGGTGCTCTACGGCTTTGGTGCGGCCCCGCAACTGCCTGACGGCACCCCGGTGTCGTATCAGCAGGGTGGCGTGCTGTTCCTGAAGCGCTACGTCTACAACGTGTACGGTCTGGCCTTCGCGCTGACCAAGGTGCTCGTTGAAGACGGCGATCACATCCGGATCGGTCAGGTGTATGCCCGACATCTCGCTCAGTCGCTGATCGAGACGAAGGAGACCCTGTCGGCAAACGTTCTGAATCGCGCCTTCAACTCGTCCTACCCGGGCGGTGACGGCGTGGCGCTGAACAGTGCTTCGCACCCCATCGTGAACGGCACGTTCTCCAACCTTCTGACGACGGCGGCGAATCTGTCGCAGACCTCGCTTGAGCAGATGCTCATTCAGGTCCGTCAAGCGGTGGACAACAACGGCAAGAAGATTCGTCTGGTGCCCCGCCAACTGGTGGTGGCCCCTGGCAACGTCTTCCAAGCCGAAGTGCTGCTGAAGTCGGTCCTGCGGGCCGGCAACGCCAACAACGACATCAACCCGATCAAGTCGATTGGGCTGCTGGACGAAGGCGCTGCCGTGATCAGCCGTCTGACTTCTGCCACGGCGTGGTGGGTGCAGACGGACGCTCCGGAAGGCATGAAGCTGCTGATGCGCCGCCGCCTGGAGAAGACGATGGAAGGTGACTTCGAGACCGATACCATGCGGTATAAGGCCACGGAGCGCTACGATGTCGGCTTCACCGATCCGCGAGCCATGTACGGCACGCCTGGGGTCTAAGGCAATAGGGGGCCTAACCAGCCCCCTACCTTCAAGGAGCGAGAGATGTTCATGACTACTCGTTTCCCCAATGGCGTCACGAACGTGGGCGAAGACTCCCTCTTCGCCGCCATGGGGCAACTCGCAGCCACGAAGTTCCATACGTACTTCGAGGATTTCGACTACTACACGGCGGCCAACTGGACGGTCACCGAAACCCAAGCTGGGGCTACGCAGGCTCTGGCTGATGGTGATGGGGGCTTGCTCCTGCTCACCAACTCGGCTGCGGACGATGACCTCGTGGCGCTGCAGAAGGTCGGTGAGTCTTTCCGGTTTGAGGCCGGCAAGAAGCTGTTCTTCGAGGCGCGGTTCAAGGTCAGCGATGCCACTCAGTCCGATGTCGTCATGGGGCTGCAGATCACCGACGCGACTCCTCTGGATGTCTCGGATGGTGTGTTCTTCATCAAGGCAGACGGGTCTACTTCGGTCTCGCTGCTCGTGGAGAAGAACGGCACCGCCACCACCACGGCTTCAGTGGCTACCATGGCAAACGACACGTTCGTGCGCCTGGGCTTCTACTATGACGGTGTGTCGCAGATCCAATACTTCGTCAACGGCGTGCTGGGTGGCGCGAGCGTCACGACCAATCTGGTGGATGACGAAGACCTGACGGTCTCGTTCGCTATCCAGAACGGCGAAGCTGTTGCCAAGACGATGACGGTCGATTACGTCTTCGTGGCGAAGGAGCGCTAATCATGGGCCAATTCAAGCCGATGGTGAAGATGGAGACCACCGAGCCTTCGGTGGAACTCAAGCTCAAGGGTGGTGGCGCTGTGAAGAAGATGCAGATGGGCGGCACGCCTGCTGCAGCGCCTTCCATGCCTGCTCGCGGCGGCGCGATGCCTGCCATGGCCCCCAAGAAGCCTTCGATGGCCGCAAGGCGGCGTGCGATGATGGCTCGTCCTTCTGGAGCGGCTCCGGCCGGTCCGGTCGGGATGGCTGGTCGCATGATGAAGGAAGGTGGCGAAGCTGACCTCAAGAAGCACGCTGCAATGCCTGCGTCCAAGGCCCATGCGGGCCTGAAGACCGGTGGCGTGGCGATGGGTCAAGGCGGCTATAAGAAAGGTGGCTCGGTTCACACCACGAAGGTAGACACGGCCAAGCCCGATCATTCGCCGGCCAAAACCGGTGATGTGAAGATGGGCAACGCTGGTGGTTTCAAGAAGGGTGGCGTGGCCAAGTACGCCAAGGGCGGCGGCGTCACGGGTAACGTCTCTACCAGCCATGCTGGTGTGACGGGCACCACGACGGGTGAAGTGAAGAAGGCCAATGCTGGCGGCTACAAGGAAGGTGGTGCCGCAAAAAAAGCCTTCGCCACGGGGGGGCTTGTTAACACAGGTCGTCCCGTGGCCATGCCCCAAGGCCAGAAGCGCCCGCCTTCTCCAGTGAGCATCAATCGCCTCTCCGGCACCTACAAGAAGGGCGGGGAGGTGAAGATGAATGGGGGAGGTGCTGCTTCCAAGGAAAAGATTCCAAGTGAAGCGGCGCTTGAACTGCAAGTGCAGCGCAACCAGAAGGCTTACGAGGACTACGAGAAGTCTCGTGCTGAAGAAGCCAAGGCTGAGCGGGACATGATCCCGAACTTGGCCAAGCGTGCTGTAAGTTCAGTGAAGCGATTGTTCTCTCCGTCCCCTGCGGCTTCTGCTCCTGGAAGCGTTACAAAGACTGAGAAGTCTGTAACGGTCACTCCGGGAAAGAAATCTGGCGGACGTTGTTGATCTGGCGGGGGCTTCGGCCCCTGCGTTCATTTGGAACTTCTATGAAGCTGCAAACTGTTTCCCAGACTGGAACGGGATCAACTGCCCCAATTGTCATGGACACCAACAAGAACCCATTCAACGTGGGGTTTGGTGTGGTCAAGACTGGGACTGTGGACTTTACCGTTCAGCACACCTTCGACAATCCGTTCGGCACGATCACTACGTGGTTCAACCACCCGACTGTGGCTGCGCAGATTGCGAATGCAGACGGGAACTATGCGTTCCCGGTGACGGCGATCCGTCTGACCATGAACTCTGGTGACGGCACCGCGACGTTGAAGCTCTTGCAGGCTGGAGTCGCGTAATGTCTGGCGGTGTCGGCTTCTCAAAAGTAGCTGACTTTGCCAATACGTACCCCGGGCAGGCGCAAGGCGTTGTTGCGGATGCCCACAATGGGTTTGGTGATGACGTTGGCGGTCAATCAGTAATCGTCAATGGACCGGCTGCTGCTGGGCCGTATTACATTCTCATGGAGACGACTGGTTATGTCCTCCAAGAGAATGACGACAAGATCGAGTTGGAGTAAGCCATGGCCGACACCAAAATCTCAGCGATGACGGCGGCGGCTTTGCCGCTTACCGGGGCTGAACTTGTTCCTATCGTCCAAAGTGGCGCGAACAAGAAGACGACGGTTGCAGACATTCTGGACTACAGCCGTTCTTATGGTGCGTGGAGTGATTCCACGGATCAGAGTGGAAACGTTCTCTCTGGCACGGTCGTTTCGTTCAACACCATCGATGTCGCTGATGGCATCACGCTAGTAGACAATTCAAAGATCACAGTCCCAAGCACTGGCGTTTACAACCTTCAGTTCAGCATCCAGTTTAAGAACGTCGCAAACGCTCAAAACGATGCGACTATTTGGCTGAAGATTAACGGCAGCGATTTGGCGAACTCCGCTACGAAGTACACGATTCCCGCCAGAAAGTCGGCTAGCATCTTTGGGTACAACGTGGCTTCGCTGACGTTCTTGCTGTCTTTGAACAGCGCCGACTACGTCCAGATTTTCTGGTTGCCCGATTCGACTGATGTAACGATTGAGCATCTGCCGGCAAGTGTGTCTCCTGCATACCCGGCGATTCCTTCCATCATCGCGTCTGCGATTCAGGTGTCGTGATGCCTGCCAAGACCAAAGCCCAGTTCCGTCTGATGAAGGCGGCAGAGAACAATCCGGCGTTTGCGAAGAAGGTAGGCATCAGCCCCAGCACGGCGGCTGAGTTCACTGAGAAGAACGTCAAGGGCAAGGCTTACGGC